CAATGGTGCTATTCTTGAAGCAGAAGTATTTGAGGCTGGACAAGAGGTTTTCATCGTAACTGATGATGAGAAAATCGCTTTGCCTGTTGGAGAATACAAGATGGAAGATGGCAGAATTTTAGTGATAGCAGAAGAAGGTATAATTGCAGAGATTAAGGAAGAGGTGGCAGAGGAAGAAAAAGAAGCCGAGCCAGAAGCCGAAGTTGAAGCAGAAGCCGAAAATGTTACTCCTAAAAAAATAGTTGAGAGCATCACAAAAGAGCAATTTTTCACAGAAGTTGAAAGATTGGAAACAATGATAAAGGAACTGCAACCAAAGGAAGAATTAAGTGCAGAGCCTAAAGTAGAACTTGAAGAAATTAAACACTCTCCAGAAGCACAGGTGGAGAAGAAACAAACCTTTGCAAAATTCAATAATAGACCACAGACAACAGAGCAAGTGGTTTTTAACAAAATTTTTAATAAATAATTATGGCTACAACGACAAGTATTACCACCACATACGCTGGTGAATTTGCTGGTAAGTACATCGCTGCTGCTTTATTGTCAGCATCTACTATTGAAAATGGTGGAGTGGAAGTACGACCAAATGTAAAGTACAAAGAAGTGATTAACAAATTAGCATTAGGCGATTTAGTTGCCAATGCAACTTGTGATTTTACAGACACATCTTCTGTTACTTTAACCGAAAGAATTTTAGCAGTTGAGGATTTCCAAGTAAATCTTGAACTATGTAAAAAAGATTTCCACTCAACATGGCAATCTATTGAAATGGGCTTTTCATCATTTGATGAATTACCTAAATCTTTTGCTGACTTTTTGATAGCACAAGTTGCTGCAAAAATAGCACAACAACAAGAGCAAACAATCTGGACAGGTGCTAACGCAACTGCTGGAGAGTATGATGGCTTTGTAACTTTGGCAACTGCCGATAGTGATGTAGTTGATGAGGCTGGAACAACTATAACATCTGCGAATGTTATTACAGAGATGGGAACAGTTGTTGATAAGATTCCTTCTGCACTTTATGGTAAAGAAGATTTAAACTTATATGTTTCTCAAAATGTTGCAAGAGCCTATGTTAGAGCATTAGGTGGATTTGGTTCAAGTGGACTTGGTGCTGCTGGTACAAACAATCTTGGAACACAATGGTGGAACAATGGTTCATTAACATTTGATGGTGTTAATGTATTTGTTGCTCAAGGTATGGATGATAATTATATGATGGCTGCACAGAAAAGTAACCTATTTTATGGTGCATCACTTTTAAGCGACCAACAAGAAGTTAAGTTACTTGATATGGCTGACCTTGATGGTTCAGACAATGTAAGAGTAATTATGCGTTTTGCTGCTGGTGTTCAGTATGGTCTTGGAAGCGAGATTGTTCTTTATACTCCAGCATAGTTTTTAGTTTAGTTTAACAATTAAAAGGGGAGAGTTGGCTTTGCCTTTTCTCCCTTTTTTTTTAAAAAAATATAAAAGATGAGTTGTGATTTAAGTTTAGGTAGATTAGAGCCTTGCAAGGACAATGTAGGAGGAATTACTGCCGTTTACTTTGTTAACTTTGATGATTTGGCATATAGTGATATGACCATCACTAATGAAGAGATAACAGCCGTTACAGGTACTATTTCTGCATACAAGTATGAAGTAAAAGGTGCTAATACCTACGATGAGGCAAACGAAAATAGCCGAGAAAATGGAACATCTTTTTGGACACAGACAGGTACTATTCAATTGAAAAGTCAAAGTGCTGCAAGTCAAAAAGAATTAAAGTTGATGTCTTACGGCAGACCAAAAATAATCGTTCAGTATTACAATGGCGATTACAGAATGGCTGGTGCTAAAAACGGATGCGAATGTGCAGTAAGTACTGCATCTGGAAGTGCGATGGGAGATTTCAATGGTTATAACATTGAGTTCACAGGCACAGAAGAAGGTCCAGCATTATATGCTGACATTTCTGATTTCACAGTAGTAGTAGGAACTTAATAAATAGGGAGGTTTTACCTCCCTATTTTTAAACTTTATTTAATGAGATTACAAAAGTCAGATTCTGCTCAAAGTGTAAAGTTTATTCCAAGTGTATTTACTTGCGACAAGATTAGTTTAAAGGATGAACAGACTAATACAAGCACCGATTATACGGCTACTTTTGCACAAGTAAAATATTGGTTAGAAGCAGATATTATACTATCTTTGGAGTTGAACAGATTTTACGAATTAACTGCTTACAACGGAAGTGATGTTGTTTATAAGGGTAAAGCATTTTGTACTAACCAAAGTGATTATTCTATTAATAACGGCATATATACATCCCATAGCACGACTAACGAATTTATAGTAAGATGAGTGGAAACATAGAAGTATTTAACCTATCTGCATACACTACTCCAGAGATCATAGAACACAGAAATAAGGAGTGGGTAGAATACGGAAGTGATAATAACTATTTTAATTATCTCATAGATAGGTTTACCAAATCAGCGACCAACAATGCTATTATTACAGGAATAGCAAAGATGATTTACGGCAAAGGTTTAAGTGCTACCAATAGCAGTAGAAAACCAGAAGCCTATGCAAAGATGCTTACTTTATTTCGCAAGAATGATTTGCGTAGGTTTGCTATGGATAGAAAGTTACTTGGAATGGCTGCTTTTCAGTTGACCTATGACAAAGGCGAAGTAGTTAAAGTATCACACTTTCCTATGGAAACTTTAAGAGCAGAAAAGTGTAATAAGGATGGCGAAATTGAGGCTTGGTATTATCATCCAGATTGGATTAATAAGAAGCCAAGCGAAGAGCCTACAAGAATAGCAGCATTTGGATATGGCAAAGGCAAGAATGAGTTATATGTATTGAAACCTTATGTGAGTGGTTATTACTATTATTCCCCTGTTGATTATCAAGGTGCTTTACCTTATTCAGTCTTGGAAGAAGAAATAGGCGATTACTTGATTAACGATACTATCAATGGTTTTAGTGGTACTAAAGTAGTCAACTTTAACAATGGTGTGCCTGATGAAGAAAAGCGAGAGCAAATCAAGAGAGATGTATTAAACAAGTTGACAGGTACTAAAGGCGAGAAAGTAATTATAGCCTTTAATGCAAATGCAGAGAGTAAAACAAGTGTAGAAGATTTACCACTAAATGATGCTCCAGACCATTATGCTTATTTAAGTGAGGAATGTGTTAAGAAACTGATCGTCGGTCATAGAGTAACAAGCCCAATGCTTATAGGTTTACGAGATGGTGGCAATAGTTTAGGTAATAATGCCGATGAAATTAGAACTGCTACTTTGCTTTTTGACAATGTTGTTATTAATTCCTACCAAGAAGAAATAACTGATGTTATAGATGAGATATTGGCGATTAATAACATATCATTAAACACTTATTTTAAGACATTAGAGCCTTTGGAATTTATTGATACTGATGGTTTAAATAAGGAGGCAACAGAGGAAGAAACAGGAGTTAAGATGTCTGCTGAATATGACTTAACAGAAGATGGCGAGGAAATAAGCGATGAGTGGGAATTAATAGATGAAAGACCAGTTGATTACGAAAAGGAAGCAGATTTTGATAAGGTGTTAATGGCTAAAGTGCCAAGTAGCAATCCAAATGGTAAAAGTGAACAGGATACTAATTTGTTTAAAGTGAGATATAAATATGCTCCAAATGAAACCGATGCCACAGGAGAGAGCAGAGAATTTTGCAAGAAAATGGTAAGTGCTAATAAAGTATATCGTAAAGAGGATATTATTGCTGCTGGAGATAAGCCTGTAAATAAAGGATGGGGATTAAGTGGTGCTGATACATATAGTATTTGGCTTTACAAAGGAGGAGGAGGATGCCATCATTTTTGGATGAGGCAAACATACCTTAAAAAGAACAACAAAAAGATAGGTGTAAATGAGGCAAAAAGAATGATTAATGCTTTACCACCAGATGAGAGAGAAAGGTTGCCTATAAATGAAAAAGAAGTGGCTCAAAGACCTGTTGATATGCCAAATAAAGCATTTGTAAACAAATAAAATAAGATGAGCAAAGCGTTATTTATTACCAATACAGACTTAAAAAGATATAGTGTACTTGATGGATCGTTAGATCCTGATAAATTCTTGCAATATATAGAAGTTGCACAAGATATACACTTGCAAAGATATATGGGTACTGACTTATATAATAAGATATCTGCTGATATTGTTGCCGACACATTAACAGGCGACTATTTATCGCTTGTAAACACCTATATAAAGCCTATGACAATCTTTTGGGCATTGGTTGAGTACTTACCTTTTGCAGCGTATCAAGTGGCTAATAAAGGAGTATTTAAGCACACCTCCGAGAATAGCACATCTGTTGATAAGGATGAGATAGATTATTTAGTAGAGAAGAACAGGAATATTGCCCAACACTATTCGCAGAGGTTCATTGATTATATGTGTTATAACGGAGATGATTATCCAGAATGGTCAAGTAATACAAATGAGGATATTAATCCAAGTAGTAACAATTCATATAACGGATGGCAAATTTAAAAAGCGAAAAAACTAAATTAAAAAACATAAAGAAGTTAGAAAAATACCTAAAAAAACAAAAGGATGAGTTGGGGAAAAATATATTGTAGCACTTGGTGGGGAAGTTATGAAACTATAAGATATTCAATTCCTAATCAATCAGATTGTATGCATCCAGATGAGCAAGTTGGCGACTATGTGATAAGAGTTTATGCAGATGGTGGAGTAATTGAAGCAGAGCAATGTCTGTTAGATTTTTTAAGAGGATTGGTTTAAAAATATAAAAAATGAGTATATATAGTGATGCCGTATTAATATTAAAGCCAAGTGGCTACAAGGCTGCCGAGTTGTATAGCGTTGTTCCAAACACATCTGTTGGAGATTTTGATGTTGCAAGGTCAAGCACAACAACAAGAATAAATGCAAGTGGTTACATTGAGCAAGTTGCTGCCAATGTTCCAAGATTAAATTATGATAGTGGAGATAGTTGTCCATATCTATTGACAGAAAGTGCTTCTACAAATCTTATAACATATCCAATTTCTTTTGGTAATAGTTATTGGACTAAGAGTGGTGCGAGTATTGAGGGTGATGAATCAAACTTAACCACAGCAGTTTATACCTCTGATTTTAGCTCTGACAACGACAGTTTTGTGTACAACAGGTTAACTGCTAACGCTAACGTAACTATTGATGGGGTTGATGATGCATTAAGAGTAACACTATTTAGCGGTGATGGTACACATAATATGTATTCAGACAGAACAAAAGAAGGGTTTAGCTTCCTTAACAGTAGTGATAGTGATTTATATTCTGTTAGTTTTGATGTTTATATACCAAGCTCAAATGCTAAGGTTGATGGCATTAGATTTAGTTATGGAGGTGATTACACACCACTTACAGATACTTGGACAACATATAACGTAGTCGTAAACCCCGACCTAACATATTTCTATTTCTTTGCCTTAGATGGAGCGGCCACAGCAATAGATTCTGATGGAGATATGTTTTATATTAAAAATATTACCTTCAAACAAGTACAAGGCTTTGATGCTCCTAAAGTTGATGGAAATGGAGGCTTTGAAAAAGAGGCGTATAAGTTGGTTGAGAGTAGTGGTGATGAAAGGCATTTTATTAATACAATATCTACTGCTGGTACTAATACAGCAAGTATTTTTGTAAAAGCAGGCGAAAGATATAAGATAGGTTTACGAGAAAATTCAGTTACAGGTCACTATGCTTCATTTAATTTAACAACTGGGGCGATTATTGAAACAAATGGAACAACAGCTAATATTACAGCTATGGCAGATAGTTGGTATAGAATTTCATTTACTACAGTTAACGGAGGTGGAAGTTGGGGTTATGGAGTTGAATTATTACCAGATTCATATACGACAGGCGACCCATACACAGCATCCTACACAGGCGATGGCAGTTCAGGACTATACATTGCCTATGCACAGCTTGAAGAAAGCGATTATGCAAGTAGTTTAATGCTACCAACAACTGAAGGAAGTACAACAAGTAGAGTTGCCGATGCAGTTACAGGAGGTGGAAATCAAAGTTTGTTTAGTAATGTTAATAGTAATGGTGTATTGTATGCTGAGATTGCTATTAATAGTGGTGATAATGTAACTGGTATATCTATTTTTGGTGATGCAGCTAATGCTATTAAATTTTACAATGCAACAACAGCAACAGATTTAACAGTAAGAGTACGGGTTGATGGTACTTATGTTTATACTCAAACACAAATTGGATTAACACTTACAGATTATAATAAGATAGCTATCAGGTTTAATAATGATTATGTATCACTTTGGTTGAATGGTACAGAATATAAAAAAGTTGCACCGACAGCTGATTTAGATTTTACAACTGCATTGAATACGCTTAATTTAGCTGATGTAGGTAGCAATCCTTTCTACGGCAAAACAAGAGCACTTGCAGTATTTGATTATTTGAGTGATGCAGAAATGGTAACATTAACAACTTAAAAAATGATATATAGGTTAAGTTTTACAACAAAAGATGAGTGGATTTCGGTTAGAAATACTTTTGTATTGCCAGATGAAGATGGTAACTATCCAAGTCATTCAATATATACTGCTCAAATAGATGAGGGAAGCATAACTATCAGAGAAGTTGGTCATGTGCCTATTGCAGCGACATACGATGAAGAGGGCGAAATATTAACAGAAGCAAGTTTTAATGAAGATTTT